ACTTGCTGGACAACGGGAGGGACGGACGTTTCCGGGGCGGCCTGCGTCCAAACCAGGGCATGCGTCTTATCGTCCCAGGTCAGTGTCCGGCCATCACGGGTGAGGGTGTATTGACCGTTCTGGATGCTGATTCCGGTATGGCCCGGAGGGTCGGCCTGCGTCTTGGAAGCGCAAGACGACTGGGTCAAGGACATCCAGGCGACGACGGCTCCAATGATGGCCCCGGCAAGGACCTTGGCCCAGTTGGAGGGGATTCTACACGCCATCAGGATGCGCGTGATGATTCCGGCAGCTTCTTCCTTGTTAATGTTATTCATGGTTCTTCATTTGTTAATTACCCTATTTATAGGAGGGCGCCATTTTGGCACAAAAAAGGCCGCACCTTGTACGGCGCGGCCTGCATGGTAAAATGTTGTGGAGTTTTTAGTTGTTAAGCTCTTTTTCAGTTAATTCCTTGACAAACTTGTAAACCTTGTATGACCTTTCTCTATAGGTATAAACACCAATGATGCGTGCTTCTATGTCCACAGAATCACCTTCCGCTAATGGTTTTCCCTTGTATTTGTGCAGCAGCACAACCCTGCCATAATCAGGCTCCCAAGTGACAATGGTACGGCCAGCAAAGGCAGTCCAGCTTGCGCTCCCCATGTACATGAGCATGCCTTGAGGCACTTTTTGATTAAAGTACATTCGTATCTTTACAGGTTTTTCCTTAGCTAATTCTTCTTTAGGCAACGGCTCAAAGGTGTATTCTTTTTCCTCTGCCTGCCCCGTCCAGGAAAATGCCAAAGCTAAAAACAAAATAACGTAACGCATGCCAACCATATAGGATAATCGCCCAACACCTACAAGCCTAAATCTTCTTAATCCATCCCACCATAGCGTCTTTCAGCAGGCATAATTTTTCCTCCGCCTGCAATGCCCTATCCCTCCATATTTTAACTTCTGACGCCATTCCTTCTTCTTGAGTTTGCAGCAAGATGGAGAGGATTTTGTCCCGCATGCAGGATGATACATCCCCGCCATTTTCCAAGCGGACGATATGCAAAACGCTATATCCGGACAACTCTGCAAGGTTCGACAAAGTCAATCTTGTCTTTTCTCTCAACGTCTTAAAGTCAATCTGTTTACACATAGGACTAACACCTTACAAAGGATGACTTGTCCCGGCAATGTATCAATTCTTCAATGTGTCTCACGTGAGACACGTTTTTTCGGCGTTAACGATTAACAATAAGTACTTATACTTTAAAGGCAACTGTTCACCCGTGAACAAGTGAGCTAAATTTTTTTAAGCCATCCCTGCATGGCTGATTTGAGTTGATTGAGCTTTTCCTCTGCGCGTAACGCTCTATCTCGCCAATGCTGAATTTCTGTTTTGTCACCTTCTTCTGTTTTTTGTAACAGGATAGACAGGATTCTATCTCTCAGTCGTTTACTTCCTATGTCATTTAATTCTAATCCATTTATGGATGCAATGCTATAGCCAGACAACTCTGAAAGCTGGGAGAGAGTCATTCCAGATTGTTCACGGAGGCTCTTGAAATTTACGAGATTTGTATTTTTCTCTTGCATGTTTACGAAATATGTAATACGAAAAGTGTATGTTAACGCGTGTACACATTAAAAGCAATCGCCAACTCTCCCCGGAGGTTTTGGCCGCGCGGGAAATTTTGAAGAGGAAAGGGTGGTCTTATAGGACTGCGGCCCCTTTCCTTGGTGTTACCTACCAGCAAATAAGCTTTGTCCTCAATGGACATAGGCAAAGCATATCCCTTCTTCGTCGCATTCATGCCCTCCCATATCGGAGAGGGAAATAACAACTTCAACCCCAAATACGAAAATGAACGAACATCAACGCAAATATGCCCGCCGTGACCGGGAGGACAAACAGAAAGCCCTATATGGCTGCCCTCTGGTTTTCGCGCCAGAAGAAGAAAAACACGCTATCCGCTGGGGAGCCGTCATCCTGGTCGCCTGCCTGGGTGTGTTCCTCTGGATTGTCGCCTTGGCCGTCATCGACTGTATTATTTACCGCTAATAATCATGACCGCGCCACTTACTGACAAGGACTGGGATGCCGTAAGCCCGGAGTTAAAGGTCCTGTGCCTGCTGCGTCTGCTGCGCCGTCCCGCTGTAAGGAAATGGGCGGCGCGTGAATTCGGTTTCCCTCCATCCGGTTCCCTCACCCAGCGGCAACTGGCCGCCTGGTGCGGCGTGGATGAATCCACTATCAGCCGATGGGAACGGGACGCCATCATTAAAATGCGTGGAGCCGCCAGACGATGTGGCCTCACACAAGAAATTTCACAATACAAACACTAAAAAATATGAGCAAAAAAGACATTACTCAAAACATGCTGAATTGCCTGGCGGAATACGCCAATAACGTGCGACGTGATTTAACATCCGCTTGCGCCAATGCGCTGAAAGCTGGGGCCTACCTCAACCATATCCGCACGACGAACAATATCCCCATGACGGACGCCCTGTCCCGGATTGGATTGAGCCGTGCCACCGCCTATCGCTGGATGGACGCGCACAATACCGCTTGCAAAATCCTCGAACTACAGGCTACCCCCTCCGTTCTGGATGCGGATTTCGCGGGCCATTTGGCCGCTCTGGACGACATTGCCAAGGGCATGAGCCTGTCCCGTCTGGCACTGGGGGCTCCGGCTCCTAGCTCCGACATTGCTCGCTTGGACATCCTCCAAACAGGGGCGGAAACCGCAGAAACGGAACAGGAGGAAGAACTCTATAAGCAAGCCGTGGAAAACGTAGAGTCCGGGAAATGGACTCTTATTCAGGCCATGCGGGCAGTCGGGGGAAAGGCTGCCCAAGACATAGCCATCGAACGCCGTAAAGACCCCGTGTATATCGAAATCGACGAGGAAAGCAAGAAGCCCGTCGGAATCCTCCCGAAAGCCATCACCAGTCTTAAAACGGGCCTCCAAAACTGGAACGTCTTTGACGGTGAAGCAAAACGCGTCTTTGCCCAACTGTTGAAGGAAGTTCTTAGTGACCTGCCGGAAGAGCTTAAAAAGTACCTCTAACTTTACGCGACTATGAATCACGACGATTTGATAGCCAAACTTCAAAAGCTGCTCGCCCTCGTCCAGCGTGGCGAGGGCGGGGAAGCCGTCAATGCCCGCGAATTGCTGGACAAGATGATGGCCAAATACGGCATCGACGAGGCCAGCCTGACCGACATCCGCACCTTGAGATGTGCCACAGACTCCGACGCAGAAAAGGAACTTCTGATTGTTGTCATCAGTTTTGCCCTGCAAATTCCAACGGTCCAGGTGGAAGCAGACATCATCGTCCGCACAGATGATTTTGGGATGGACCTGAAAATGACGGTGGAACAACATGGATTGACTGCCGCTTTATTCCAACATCACCGTGTTGGGCTGGGAAGGTCCATTGAAAAACTGGCCTCAGACCAATCCAGGCAGGCAGCCTTAATCCATGAGGAAATAGGCCGTCTGACCTCCAAAATAAGAGACCTGAAAGCCATCTCCGGCAACCTCAAAAAGACCCAGGAGAAGGCCCTTCAAATGGCCGTGTGCGCGTATGTCAACCTCAACAACCTGGTTGATTATGCTGGGTGGAAAAACGCCACCTCCGACGGTTCTGACGCCATCCAGTCCGCCATGGCTTCATGCGTCCAAATGGACACCAACCCCAACCAACTTCCGGCACAACGCCTGGGCAACGATAACCAATCCGATGATTGATTTACCCATCATAGAACGGCAAATCCGTCTTAGGGCGGCCTATCGTTCCCTACGCCATAGTATCTACAGTGACCGTGAATTGTCCCGTATGGAATGGGAGCGTGATTGCTGCCGCTATCCCCTGCGCGGCTATTTCAGGCAAAGAATGTACGAGAACATTAAAGCAGCCTGGTTCCTACGTAGCATCAGCAGGGGGACGTACCGCATCATCATGCGGAGTCAAAACGCATCTTGGGATGATGCCACCATCAACCTCGGCAAGGGCAAATGCCATTTTTCTAAATAATTCCTGATTCAATTTATCATGGCAATACTTCCAGACCATTCTTTCAACGCCTTTTCCGCAGGCCGTTCCGGGCGACCTCGGAAAGTGGAACTGACGGAGGAACAGAAAAAAGAACTGGCAGCCCTCTACCTGGCGACCAACGCCACCAGGAAAAGCGGCAGCATGACGCTGGCGTGGTCCATTTTTGCCAGCCAACACCCGGAACTTGGATGGGATGCCGCAGCCAAATCCAGCAAGCACATCATTCCAGCAGTGGCGCGGGATGTTATGAAACATGCCCGGCCCATGGTTGGATACCATCGTGGAGGAGAACGCAAATTAAGGGAATTAGCCTATTCCCCAGGACTCCTCCGCCGCAACCTGGACGGAGGACTGCTGCGAGCCGGACAACGCGCGTCCTGGGACGACGCCACCATTAACTTTGGCGTGTGCGTCCCATGGCCTTGGAGGGGAAGCGGCGACAAGTGTGCTGAAAAATATGGCGTGCGCCTGGGACGCTTCCAACTTTTGGTCTGCCATGACGACGCCACCAGCTTCATTCCCGCCTACTCTTATATTATCAGATACGAGCAAACCTACCGCGGGGAGGACGTGGCCGGAGCCATGATACGCACCTGCCGGGACGTAGGCATTTTTGATTCCTTCGTATTGGAAGGAGGCGTCTGGAAAAGCGACCGTGTCCAGCGGTTGCTGGACGGCTTAGGCATCCGCCACATTGACGCGAAAGGAAGACCCCAATGTAAATTAGTAGAAAACTTCTTCAATCGTCTCTGGTCCGTCCTCTCGGTGGTGCCCGGCCAGGTTGGCCGCTACCAGGCGGAAAACAAATCAACCAGCGAAAAATACGTCGCCTGCCGCAACGGACGCCAGGACCCGCGCACCCTTTTTCCCATGCTCACGGACGCCCTGGCCGCCATTGACTGGGCCATTAACTACCTCAATACACATCCGGTGGAATCCCGCGAGTACGGCAAGTGGATTCCCCGCGACCGTTGGGAGGCGGACCTTGCGGCGCATCCCATGCGCCAAGTGGATGCCGATTTCTCCTGGTTGCAGGCTCCGGCCATCGTGAAGCGCAAAGTGGTCAGGGGAATGCTCCGGGCTACCGTCCCCGGCCCTCTGGGGGTGCCGCAACGCTGGACCTTCAGCGCGCCGTGGCTCTGGACCGAAGAAGGAAAGGAACTCATGCTCCACTTTGACCCCTTGGGCGAATGGCCGCTTTCCGCCGTCGTGACGGCTCCGGGAAGCGTCAAAGTCCTGGGAGAAGTCTCCTGCACCAATCCGGTCAGCATGGGTGGATGTGGCGAAGACATTTCCCTTCAAATCCGCCAGATTGTTCGCACGGAATATCGCCTTTTGACTGCTACAGGAAAAACGGGCCGGGAATCCACCCTCCGCGCCCTCAACGGTCAAACCTCTATTGCCCAGGGCGTCAAAGGACAGGACGGCGACGTCACCGCGGACACTCCGCCGGACGCTGTCCAGGTTCCCGCTAAGGTGCGCGCTTCCAAGCTGGCAGACCCTCTTTCCCGCGCCGCGGCAGAGGACAGCCGCTCCACTGTTCCCCAACCAATCACCCCCGCCACGCGGGACGACTTCGCCGCCATGCGCCGCCGCGCCCGGCAGGCAAACACAGCAACCACCCTCAACTTCTAAAAAATCATGAACAAATACGAATTATCAACACATCCGGACGTTGGCAGCCTGGCGGACAGGCAAGCCAGCCTCCACCTCAATGACCAGGACTTCTGCCGCCGTGTAGGGTTCTCACTGGCCGCATCCTCCTGGGGTAAAATCAAGGCCGGCACCTGGTCCGGCAATTGCGACAATGCCCTGGTGGCCGTCCAGCAGGCCCTTGCCTCCGGTGACGACCAGCCAGCCGCGCCCGTCGTGGATGGGGACACCGTTCTTCTTCCTCATATCTCCCTGGCCGTGGACGCCGTAGAAGCGGCCTCCTGCACCAAAGACGAGCATCGGTTGGTTTTCATCGTCGGAAAAACAGGTTCCGGCAAATCCAAGACGGCGGCCTATCTGGCCTCCAGATTCAACGGAGCTATCATCAACGCGGCCCCGGCTTGGGAAAAAAGTTACCTGCACGCCCTGGCCTCCATCGGCGCGGGGCTGGGCATCGGCAACTCCTGGCGGTCTGCGGGCGACGCGGAACGCTCCATCATTCAAGCCCTCCAGACAGCCCCGCGCCTCATCATCATTGACGAGGCCAACCACTTCAACAGGGCAACTCTCAACTTCCTGAAAACCGTCCTCAACCTGACGCGGTGCGGCTTGGTCCTGCTGACCCTCCCGGACCATATGGCCCGCATGTCTGCGGACAGCCGCGAAGAATTCCCCCAGCTCCTGCGACGCAGCATCGCCATCATCCATATCCCCAGCATCACTGGGGAGGAAGTATCTGCCATTCAGCGCGGACTATTCCCGCAAATGGATATCCGCAACACCTCCCCCATTTGCGCCCTTGCCAACCAGTTCTACAACCTGGACACCGTCCGTCGCGTGCTGGAAGAAATCGACGCCGGACAAACGCCGGACGCCGCCGTCAAGGCGGTGCGCCGCCAAATTCAGGCCATCACTCCAACCCAATCCCTCAACTAGCATGACCGCTCCCGCCACCATTGAAACGGAAACCGCCGCGCAATTCATCAGCATGGCTCTCTCCACTTATGGAGTGCCGTTCCAGGTACTTTCTCCGACTCCTTACCCCGACAAAATCGGCATCCGTCTGCACCCAGAAGAGCAATACTGTATCGTCCACGCGGAAGCTTTCCTGGCCTGGATGTCCACCACACGGCCATCCCTTGACAAACTCCGCGCCACTCTCGACAAAAAAATCAAACTAAACCGTCGTCATGTCTAACTGGACCGTAACCGTCCGCAGGAAGAACGAGATGAAGCCCACCCACCATCTCTGGCTTAACAGGAACATATGGTGGCTGGTCATCTCCCTATATAATAAGGAAACACGCAAAACGATGCGGCACCGTCAAAGTCTCCGGACGGAGGACCAGGCCGTCGCCATCAAACGGCGGGACAAAGTTCTGCAGGCTCTCTATGCCGCCTACGGAAAGGAAGAAAAATAATATGGTCAGAGAGCCGGAAGCCATGCCCTTTTGGGAAGCCCTATCCCTCTTGGAAGGGAAAGAAGCCGTCGCCTCCGCCATGACCACGGCGGAATGGCGGCGCATGCCCGTGGCTGTCCGGCTCAAATCTCAATTTTCCGCCACGCTCACTTCCGTAAAAGCCGCCAAGGCCATCACGGATTACCTGACGGGCTATGTCCGCGGAGACAAGGCCGTCAATGACCTCGGCCAAGAATACCAAGTGTATCAAGGCCGGGCGGAATTCGTGGCCCAAATGAGGGACATCATGATCGAGGAGGGCTTCGGCAAAGTTCTTCATGACGGGACGTTGGACCCGGAAATTCATGACAACGACCTCCGGGACCTGCGCGGCTGCCGCCGCCTTCAACTCATCTTTGACACCCAGACGGAGCAGGCCGCCTCCTACGCCCAATGGCAGGAGGGACAGGACCCGGACATTCTGGACATCTTCCCCTGTCAAAAATTCGTCCGCGTCCGTCCGGTTCACACGCCGCGCCCTTACCATGATGCCGCTATTGGCACCATCCGCCGCAAGGATGACCTGGCCTTCTGGGTTTCCCTCAATCGGGATTTTCAAGTTCCATGGGGGCCTTGGGGCTTCAACTCCGGCTGCGGTGTGGAGGACGTGGACCGCGACGAGGCAGAGGCGGAAGGCGTCATCAAGCCGACAGACAAGGTCCAGCCAATCGCCAAAGACTTTTTGGAAGGTCTGAACGAATCCATCCGTGGCCTGGATGACCAGGCGCGCCGCTATATTCAAGCCCAGCTTGATAATCAGGTCCGCTTCCTGGGTGATTCCGCGTTTTTCAACCCCAAGGACCAGCCGCTGCCCGTTGACCCGGCACAGATCCCGCCCGTGCGTCCGGCCAAAACTCCGGAGCAAATCGACGCCCAGAAAAAGCGCATTGGAGAAACCATTGCCGCTCGCCAGCAGCGGCAGGCAGACCAGCGCGCCGCCGTGGAAAAAACAGCCAAGGAAGACTTCCGCGCCCGCAGGGACGCCGCCCTTGGACCTCTCCGGGAACACAGGGACAGCTTGCTCCAGCAAGTGGCGCAAGACAAATCTATTGAGTCCTGGATGGCTTATAGAGCCGCGGATGAAGCTTACATCAAAGCGGCGAAATCCTGGAATCCCGGAGGCATGCTTCACAAAGCCATGATTAAGGACATTGCCCAGCGTCAAGCAAAACTATGGGACAAGACCTATCGCGACTCCCTCCGCTTCCTAGGCACGGAAGGCATGCTTGTGCCTAAAGACAAGCGAGGCATGATTGCCCCGTCCTCCGTCATCATTGACTCACATCTACGCATCAAGGCAGACAAGCCGCGCAAACTCTCCCCCAACATCCGCAAGGGGCTGGACCTCGTTACATCCATTGTCCCGGCAGACAAGCTCCCTTCCGGGCTGGGCCTGCAAATCGTCAAAAACAACAGTCTCCGCGCTTTCCAACTGGACGGAAATATTAAAATATCCGACCAGCACGCCCCGTCTGTCGTCGCTCACGAGCTGGCCCATGCCATCGAATTTTCCAACCCTGACGTTCTCCGTAAATCCGCAGCTTTCCTGTACGACCGCGGGGAGGGGATGCCTGCAAAATCCTTATCCAAACTTGAACCGGGAGTTAAATACAAATCCGTGGAAAAAGCCCTGGAAGACAAATGGAAGGAACGGGGAGGACGGGCTTATATTGGCAAAGTTTACGTAAGGGGCTATCATTCGGAAATGAAAAGGGAGGACTTTGTGGCAAACGTCCAAGGCTCTGAAATCCTGTCCATGGGAATTCAACGCCTACTGGAAGACCCCGTCAGATTCCGCCAGCAGGACCCGGACTATTTTAACTTCATTAAATCCCAATTAAGCCGCATATGATGTATCTTACGAAATCCCAGATGGATAAAATGGATGCTCTTTTTGACGCCCAGGAACTCCCGGACACGTTTCCCGAAGACATGGAATATGCCTTCATGGACTTGCTCGCTCCGGAAATGACCCTGGAACGTTATCTTGCCATGCCGGAGCAGGAGCGGAAGAAATGGTGGATTAACTGTGACACCCAGCCCGCAGCACCTACGGGATTCACGGACCCGGAAAACGGAGAAGAAATCTACGCCACCCACTACTACTTTGAGCCTGCCAGTCCGGAAATCCTCGACCGAATTTATTAATATGAAAAAAGCAAAACAACTCGAACTTCCTATTGCCTATCCTGAAAGCGGACGCTGGTTCGTTCCGGTCCGGCAATATAAAATAGACGAAAGGACCTATGCCCTCCGCATGGGCAAGCCTGTCCAGTTGGGCACCTCCTACGAAATATCCCGTGAGTTCCGCGTTGGCCGCCGTGTTCTGGCACGTCTGGCTGATGCTGGATTCATCGAACGTCTTCGTCCCACTCCATTCATGAGCATGTACTACTATGCCGACGTGGCTTCTTTTTTGGAACGCACGCGCCAAGACCCCAATTTCTGGACGGAAGCGCGTCGGGAGGCTTATCTGAACGGAGAAAATCCAGAAGAGGCTTCCATTATTCATTAGAGGCACGGAGATTATCCAGGGCGAGCCGTACAAGGCCGCCCTGTTTTTTTTTATATACTCCGCCGCATGTTCACCAACTCCCCTATTATCTGCGGTGATTCTCTTCCGGTCATGCGCGGTCTTCCGGACCAATCCTATGATGCTATCATCACTGACCCCCCTTATGCTTCCGGAGGATTGACGACCGCGGAGCGCAAGACTTCCCCGGCACGCAAATACATTTCATCCGCCAAATATCTTTCTTTCGAGTCGGATACACGGGACCAGCGTTCCCATTTCCTCTGGTCTGTCATGTGGATGCAGGAGGCTTTCAGGCTCACCCGCCACAGCGGCTGGTTCATGTGCTTTACAGACTGGCGGCAATTGCCGACAACCAGTGATGCCTTGCAGGTGGCAGGCTGGACTTGGCGTGCCCTCGTCACGTGGGACAAGACGGAGGCTTGCCGCCCGCATCAGGGTATGTTCCGCAACCAATCGGAGTTCATCTTGATTGCTACACGCGGGAGCATTGGCAAAGAGCAGGACCGCCCGCGCGTCTTTCCGGCTGGCGTCTGGCGGGAATACCTCCGCCCAGGGGACAAGATGCACCTCACAGGCAAGCCCGTCAATCTTATGACCCATCTCATGAGCGTTCTTCCTGCGGATTCCTGCCTTCTGGACCCCTTTGCCGGGTCTGGCACTACTCTTCTCGCTGCCCGGCAACTGGGCCACACGGCCCACGGCATTGAGCTTTCCCCTGACTATGCCCGTATCGCCAGAGACAGGCTGGCAGCACCCGCCAACTAGCCGCGGAGACTCCGCGGACGCCTCGCCACTCCGCGCGGAGAGCGACCCAGAGAGCGTGGAGAGGGTGTCCCACATGGGACAAATGACCCTTTCAGAATTTCAGGTTTCACCCTTTCAGGGAATTATGTGTGTAAATGCTCCCGTGACCCTTTCGTCTCCCCTCAACAACCTAGTAATTTCAAGGCTTTTCAACCTTCTTCAACCAATTTCCACCCTTTTCAACTATTTATGCTTGGTCACACTGACGGGCTTCGGCTCCGGAGCGGGAGGGGCCGGGGTATCATCCGTGCGGACAGTCAGCGCATTCAGATTCAGGGTTCCGGTTCCGGCGGAGCTGCCTTCCTTCACCACGTCAAAAACGAGCGTCCCTGCCTCATCCGCTGCCGCGGTCCATTCCACCGCCATGTAGGTATCCGCGTCCGCCGTGTTGACGCCCCCTTTCCACGTGTCTTCCGTGCGGGAACCGGTGGAGGTCTGAAGCGCCTTCACGTCCACATGCTCTCCGGACACCAGGGAAACGGACTGGTACGCCGGCTTTCCGTTGCCCAGGAAAAAAGAAACGGCATATTCCTTGCCCGGCGCCAGTCCGGAGAGGGAGACGCGCACCGTCCCGGCCCGGACCGCCATGCCGTTGGTAAACAATTGCAGACTCGTATTCAGGGCTTCCCCATGATTCGGAAAGGAGAAGGCGCTTTCCGCCTGCAGCACGCCGCCCGGCTGCCCTCCGCGGGTTTCCCCCTTTTCCCGCCACGTTGAATTGGCGTTGTTATAGCACATGTTTCCCACGCTCGCTTCCGATTTGGCCGTTACCGCCAGATAAACGGAGCGGCCAAACAGCGTTCCAGCCAGCACGGGGGAGGAAGAGGCTTCCAGGTTATTCCTCCGCAGGGGCACGCTTTTCAGCGTGGAGGATGGCGTGGTGGTCACCACCCCCATATTCGTCCAGCCCGGCTGTGCCGCAGAAGCCGCATTGCCGAAGTCCACGCCAAAGGATTCCACCGTTCCCGCACCCTGCCCCGGATTCCCCAGAGCGGAGAGAGCCACCGCCACAAGGACGCCGAAGAGAGATTTCTTTTTCATAGATATAAGGTTATTAAATAATCTAACAGATAGACTTCTGCAAATAAAAAATGCCGGAAAGGAGGGATGAACAACATGGGCGGTCCATCCCTT